AAGCCGGTTTCTGATGACGTCAGAAACTGCGTGAGGCCCGGCGTGCGGATGCGCTTGAAGCGCTTGTCGGCGAGCGGCTCGCAGAACAGGTTGACCAGGCGGCCGCCGCTTTCGGCGTGGTTGTGGCGGCCTGGCGAGGATGCCAGCGGCAGCGGGATTGCGACCATTGACCACCCTATCGAAATGTTCTACGGTTCACGGTTGGTTTCACGAGGAACGCAAGCCATGACCGGCCGAAGATCGATCAAATGTGCAATCTGCGGCAAGGCGCATGGCAAGGTTTACCGGTATCGCAAGCTGCTGGCGCGTTTCGGCTATGCCGGGCACTACGCGACGATGGAGTGCGTCGGAATGTTGCCGCGCCCCGACATGAGCGATGTCGAGGTTCTCGTCATTCCGACCGACCCGATACCGCCGGCAGGGCGACGCCGCCGGCGAGCGCGATCGGGATCTGACGACGATAGAACAGGCGCAGCGTCTGCTCCGGTGTCAATCCGGTCTCGCGCGCGGTAGCCTTCACCCGGTCCTCGACCACTTGCAGGAACGGCTTGCTGTACTCGCCGCCGCCGGCCTGCTCGATCCAGCCCGAGGCTTGATACTGTGCCGGCGCCAGGCCGAGCTTGGGGGCCTCGCGCTGCTGCAGCTTCTCCAGGAAGCCATACGATCCTTCGGGCGGCTTGATGACGGGCTTTCCCTTGGTATCGCGCAGGCCGAGCATCAAGGTGTCGAGATAGTCGATCGTCACCGGCTGGTAGTTGCCGCGCAGGTTTTCCGTGAAACTTGGAGGCTTGGGCTTCTGCGGGATCACGGAGGCCGGCCAACCTGCCTCGCGGACGAGCCCTGCATTCTGCGCGTGCAGCGCTTGCGCCAGGCCGCCGTAGCCTTCCGGCAGCAGGCCCTCCGGCAATGACCAGTTGCTGCCGACCTTGACCGGCTGTGGAAATGGCAAGCCGAGTTCGTCGAGCATCTGATAGTAGGATGCGGTGCGTACGTTCTGCGGCACCTTGGAGCGCGGGCTGACGGCGCCGGCATAGTCGAGAAACTTGTTGTAGTACGGCACGCCGCGCTCGCCGACTTCGCCGACGAAGCCTTCGCGCAGCGGCACGGTGTAGTACCATTCGGGGCCGCCCTTCTCCATGCCGCGCCGCACGATCGCGTTGACGCGGGCGACGTTCTCCGGCGTGTCGATCGACGTCGTGCGCTCGGGCACGCCGCGGGCCGGGACAGCTCTGGACAGATCGAACTGCGGCACATTCGGCACCTCGCGCATGCGCGAGTAGTCGAACAGCGGGCGATCGAATGCGGAGGGTTGCACCGCGGGCTTTGCCAGCGCCCGCCGCGCGGCGGTGAGCGGGCCGCCCTTGGCCTCGCTGGGGGTGAGAGCGGCACCGAGCCCGAGCGCTGCTGCGCGCAGGCCGGTACGCATGGGGATGCCGCCGGGGAGGGCGAAGGTGGCCCAATCCAGCGGCGTCTTGGGGATGAAAGTGTCCTCGATCAGCTGCGAGAGCTGCCCCTCCTGGCGGCCTGGTGCGCGCGCGACGCCGCCTGGCGGGCGCTGGCCCCGGCGCAAGCGCAATGCTGCTGCCTCGCGGGCTTCCTCCACCATGCGGCGGTAGTCGGTCTCGGGCATCTATCGGCGTCCGATCGGCAGCCGCCGGAACGGCAGCCACGGCTGGTGCTCGATGGGCGGAAGCGGGATCTGCTGTTGCGCCGGCACGTCCATGGTGGCCCATGGCGGGGAGAGGTTGTTGTTGATGCGCGCCTGGACGTTTCGCGCCTCCGCCTCGCCGGCGAGGCGGCGGTAGGCGTTGTAGAGCGCGTCGCGCCCGGCTGGCATCCTTTCGAGCAGGGCGAGGGAGGCCCCCGGCATGCCCAGCTCGCGGGCGGCGGCCTCCACGACCGCCGGATTAGTCGTGCTGCCGCCTGGCGCAAAACCCTCGATCGACTGGATCATGTGCTGCAGCTCGTGCAGCATGGTCGAGCGCGTCTCCATGGGATCGCGCGCCAGGTCGCTGGAAAGCCCGATGACCGAGCCGCGGGGGGTCGGGGTTTCGAAGATGCCACCGCGGACGCCGGGCAGCACCTCGGCGGGGAAGCCGAAGAAGCCGGCTTCGCGCAGCTCCGGGTAAGCCATGTAGAGCCGCGGGTGCGACAGGCGCTCGCTCAGCATGGTGCTGGCCAGCTCTTCCGGCGGCTTGCGGATGTCGAACCTTTGCGGCGGCGGGAAGTCGCTTGGGCGCGTGCGCAGGATCGACTGGGCGTCGGGGATTTCGAAGCGCCACTTGTCGTCGGTGCCGCGGAACCAGCCGGTCTCGCGGTAGATGGCGCTGCGGTCGAGCCCGCGGTGTTCCAGGGTTTGCGCCTGCGCCAGGGCCTTCTTGTTGGCGGTGCGGGCGAGGCGCCCGAGGAAGAGAGCTTCGGCCTCGTCGGTGGTCGCGGCGGTGCCGGCGCCGGCGAGACCGGCGGCGCTGAGCGCGCGTTTCACCATGCGGGCGTAGTTGGCCATCTCACGGTCTCGTGCCCAGGCGCTCGGGCATGAAGAAGATTTCCGGTGGCAGCGGCTGGTTCTGTTGCATCTGGCGCAGCATCGGCTGCACGTCGCGCGCGGCTTGCTCCTGCTCGGCGCGCATTTTGCGGAAGCGCAGCAGGCGGTCCTTGGGGAAGAAGAGATCGCCGGTGGTGTGCCGCGCCAATTGATTGATCATGGTGAGCGGATCGTAGCGCTGCAGGAAGTCGCCGACCGGTTTTGCCGCCCGGTTGGCCTGGTCCACCATGGCGCGATAGTCGAGCGGATCTGGCATCTTTCAGAAATAGTCCGGCGTCTGCGGCTCGTAGGTTTCCTTGCCGCGGACGAGCTTGCGCAGGATGGCTTCGGAGCCCTGCTTGATGGCGGGATCGAAGGGGGCTCCGAAGTCGGGCCCTACCAGGTTGGCGAGGAGCGTGGCCAGGTAGGGGCACCAGGAGGCGGGGATGGCTTCCTCGTCGCCGATGGCGAGGATGTCGTCCTCGGCGAGCTGGTCGAAGAGGGCCGGCACCATGGTGTCGATGGTGTCGAGGTCTTCGGCCGAGAGCGTCTGCCCGGCGCCGAGGGCGCCGAGCTTGACTGCGGCCATGTCGACCAGCTCGCGTCGGGTGTAGTCGGCCATGGGTCTGCCCCCCGGTTATTCCGGCCGCAGCTCCAGCATCCACTCGTCGCGGCCTTCGACGTTGCGCCGCATGCCTTCGACGGTGTACGGCGACAGGTGCGCCAGCGACACCGGCTCGCCCTTGGCGAAGTCGATGCAGACGCCTGCGTCACGCCAGCGCTTGACCTGCTGCTTGCCCTTCCAGGTCATGCGCGGGCAGGCGATCTCGGTCGGCGGCGGCTCGATGACCTCCCGGCCCTTCCGCTGCTCTTTCCTGCTCTCGATCTCGTCGTCGTCGTCGTCGTCGTCGTCGTATTGCTTGGTTCGCTTGGCCACCTTCACCTCCTGCTTGCGCGTGATCGGCTTTCGTTTCCTGCGTGATGCCATGGGCGATCTCCTGCTTCACCGGCATGACAACGCGCAGGCGGGGGAGGCGGTTTGCCTCCCCCGATGTTTCGTCAGGACGGCGGGTTCTTGGTGACGTAACCGAGGATCACCTCGGCGGCGCCGGTGGTGTTGCCGGCGCCGGTGACGGTGGCGGTCACCGTGGTATCGACGCTGCGCGGCAACGAGGTGGCAGCTGCCACCTCGTCGAGGGCGAGCACGCCGGTGGCGGTGAGCACGATCGCCGACCCGTAGGCATTGGGATCGGCGACGCCGAGGCTGTCGGCGGCGTAGCCGATGTCCAGGTTCGGCGTGGTGCCGTTGAACAGCGTGCTGATCGATAGCACGCTGCCGGGAACGATCTGCGCATTTGCCGGCAGCACGCCGATCGTCTGCGCGGTGAACACGCCTGGCGAGATCGCCTTGCGCAGATACTGCACGCCTTGATAGCCCGCATCGCGGGCGGGAACGGCTCTGTTGAGCGAAGTAGCCATGTCTCTTTGTCCTTTGCCTGCTTTACATGAAGACGCGCGTGAACGCGCTGATGCTTGCGGGGTCAGTCGGTGGTGGTGGCGAAGAAGCCGGTGGCCATGCCCCATTGCTTGAGGGCAGTGCCGGTCATCGGATGCTTCTTCCAGATTTTCGAGATGCCGTAGCACATGTCGATGCCGACGCCGCGAACGAACTGATAGTCGTTCTCGGCGCGTTCGGTGGGCTTCGCCATCTGCCCCCAGCAGATCGTTGCCGCCTGCTGGCCGCAGAGGAACACCGGCTCGGCGCGCACGTTGTCGCCGGAGCCTGCCGCCAGCAAGTCGGTCCAGATGCTGGTGACGAAGCTGGAGATTTCCGGCACCTGGCGGGCGATGATCCCGTCGTAGAGTTGGTCGCCGTCCTGGAACAGCGGATTATCCGGTGCTCCATTTGGCCCCATGGTCTCGCGCGGGCGCGCATGCAGGTTGACTGCGGTGCCGCCGAGCGAGTTGAGGTTGTCCTTGAGGTCGCGGAACAGGTTGGTGCCCATGAAGGCGACGAAATACTCGTATCCGTTGCGCGTCTTGAACGGGCGTATCTTCGGGTTGGCGTTCATCGCCACCCGCTTGAGCAGGCTCAGGCGCGCGGCGGTGAGGCTGTCGCCGGCGACATCGAGGGTATCGAGCGCCGTCTCGTGCACCAGCGAGACGTGGTTGGCGGTGGAGGCGCCATAGAGCACGCGATCGCTGTTGTCGCTCAGCCAGGTGTTGAGCTGGGCGGCCGATGCCAGATCGAATTGGATGCCGTGCACGCGACCGTCGGTGGGCAGCGTTTCGCTCGGCAGCGCCATCAGGGCGGCGATGATCTCGTCGCGCTGCAGCTCCTTGCCCCAGTCGCTGAGCAGGGGCTTGGCTTCGCCGAAGATGTCGGCGCTGTCCTTCTGGATTTCCGCCTTGTTGGTGACCACCGCATGACGCGCCCAGTCGACGCGGATGCGCTGGCCGTAGTTGTCGATCTTCTCCTCGTTGCCGACCAGCGTGCCGGTGGTGACACCGGCGCCGGTGAGGCGTGCGACGATCGGCAGATTGATGATCTCGCCGCCGCTCTTGAGTTCGTTGCGGACGCGGATGATCGCGTTCATCTCCTCGCCCATGTAGGGCGAGAACATGTTCTCGCGGCAGAATTCGCGATTGATCTCGCGAACGTAGCGGACAAGCTTGTTGTTGTCCTGGATCACGGTGAGAGCCATGGCCCTCTATCCTTTCGTGAAAATGCGACTAGCGCCGTTCGCGGTCTTGCCGGAAGGCGTAGTCGAACATGGCTGCGCTGCTCATGTCGCCGCTGGCGGGCATGTTTGGTGCCGAGCTGGCGATGCGATTGAGCGACGGTGGTAGCTGGACGTTGGGAGCACCGTTGGGCGCGGCGGCGGGAGCGGTGCCGCGCATGCGTTCGAGCAGCGAGCCGGCGAACTTCTGGTCCTTGAGCCGCTCTTCGAGCTGCTTGTCGAACCAGGCGTTGGGATCGTTGCCGACTTGGGCGAGGGTTTGCTCGCGCTGGAACCAGTTGATCATCGAGACGCCGGGATCGGGTGATCCCATGACCGCCTGCACCACCGATGGATCGCCGCGTTCGGCGCGGCCGATCATCTCGACGTAGGCACGCTCGAACAGTTCCCCGTGCTCGCGGTGCGCCATGCGGAAGGAGAAGTTGGCTTCCAGGTTGCGCATCGATTGCTGGTGCTGCTGCGTGATGTGCTGGTGATAGGCGGCGGGGTCCGAGATGATGTCGGGGATTTGCGGAGGTTGTGCTTGCGCCTGCGCCTGCCGGATGTGCTCCTGCAGAACAGCGAACTGGCGTTGCTGATCGATCAGCGCCTGCTCTAGGAGGCGTGAGCGCTGCTCGATGGCGTCGCGTTGTTCGCGCAGCTCGCGGTGCCGCCAGGAAGGCACGGGGCCTCCTTCTTCGGCTGCGGGCTGTGGCGTTGCTTGCGCGTCGGGCGGCTGCGATATCGCTGCAGCGGGCGCTTGGGTTGCCTGATCGCGGGACAGGAAGCGGCCGTCGGGTCCACGCGGTGGCGTGGCTTCGGGCGCGCTGGCTGGTGTGGTCTCCGCTGGCGATGTGGGCTGCTCTGCTTGCGGCGGTGGCGTTTCGGCCATGGCGTCGCGGAACAGCTCGGCATCGCTCGGCATCTGGTTCTGGTTTTCTTGCGTCATGGTGGCTCTCGTCCTGGACCGGTCTCGCTGGGTCCGTGCGTGCGCGATCGTCTCGCCGATCGCGGGCGTTCTCGCCTGTTTCGTCGGCGAGCTACGAAATCGAAATTTGCGGAAGGGTCAGCTGCGGATCGGCGGTCCGAATTCGGCCCAGCCGAGCAGCAGGAAGAGGATGAACAGGAGGATGTGGGAGCCGAGCGGCCCGAGGTTCGGCGGCTGTCCTGGGGTGTAGTTCCAGTACAGGCCGAAGATGAACCAGAGCAGCATCAGGATCCAGAAGATGAGACCGAGCGTCATGGCGCTCTCCTATTTCGCGTAGTTGCGCGCGCTGCTGACCATCTTGCCGTAGTTGGTGGCGCTGCGCGTTTGCTTCTTCTTCTCCGGCAACTTGCCGCCGGGATCGCTCTCGCTGAATTCTTGGCCAACTTTTTTGGGGATGCCGAGCGTGGATTTGCCGTGAGCTGCAGCTTGCATGGCGCGGCGCTGGCGTTCACTGACGGGCGGCATGCTTTCAGGCCTCCAGCACGAACACGAAATCTCTCTGCGCTTCCTGCGTCACTGGATTGTCCCTGGTGCCGGCGCGGATCTTGATCCACTGGCCGCCCTTGAGCCCGAGGTCGGTGGGCAGGATGACGGAGTTGTCGCCTGGCAGCACGACCACCGAGATTTCGCTGCCGTCGGTGCGATGCAGGTTCCAGAACTTGATGTTGTCGGTGGAGCCGAGGAAGGTCACCACCTCTGCTTTGTAGTCGGCGTTCCAGGTTGCTGGCATGCGCAGGCGGACGGGGGTGGCGGTGCGGCAGTCGCCGGCGGCGGAGACCGACTGTCCGGCGGCGATCGAGACGGTGAGCAGCGTGGTGGTGACCTGCGGGGTGACGCTGCTGCCCCCGGACTTGATCCGGGGGTTGCTGCTGCGTCGTTTGCGTTTACTGGCGGGCGGCATTCTGCGATCTCACTTTGCGTTAAGACGCGCGTGAACGCGCTTGTGCTTGCCGTGCGCTGTCGGCCTCGTACTTGCGCAAGCGCAGATCGGCGACGTCGTAGGCGCGCGAGTGTGCTGCTTCCATCGCCTTCTGCACGTAGTCGATCGGCGCCAGGCGCGCGACCTGGGCTTCGCCGACGGATTGGCTTCGCTTGTGCTCGGCATCGGCGCGAGTTTTGTCGATGTCGGCGAGGGCCTTTTCGATCTGCACGATCGGCGGCACCTCGAACTCGGCCATCTGCGGTGCTGCCGGCGCATCGGGCATGCCTTCGGCTTGCGCCTTGGCCATGTTGAGGATGGTCTTGCTCTGCGTCTCGCCGACCTCGGCCTGGCCTTGCGCGAGCTGGATCTGCGCGGCTTGGGCTTGGAGCGGATCCGGCTGTTGCGATTGCATCTGCGCCTGCCGGAAATTTCGTTTGTGCTGTGCCGAGAGCGGCGAGGTTTCGATCAGCATGGTGACGACGGCTTGCACTTCCGGCGGCTTGAGCATGGGGGCGATCGCCGGGACGATCTGGGCGAGCGTTTCGTACATGTCGGCCATCATGGTGACGGTGTCGGGGCCTTCATCGAGCACGATATCGACGTCGAGCTGGCCGATGACGTTGACCATCTGCGGCATGCCCATGGGGCCCATCTGCAGGGCATTGATCTGGACGAACTGCATGATGCCGTCGTCGTCGGTGACGCGGATCCAGCGTTCGTTGGTCCAGTATTTCTTGATGGCGTGGAAGACCGCCTCGTAGACGCGCAGCTTCCAGTTGCGATATTCGATGGTGTAGGGGCCGAGCTCGGCGATGCCGGCTTTCTGCATCAGCGCGATGGCTCTTCCCGAGCGGTTGGCGATGCCCTGGTCGCCCATGAGTGCCGGGTTGGGGCCGAAGTTTTCGATTTCGGCCTTGGCGTCCTCGAGGAAGCGCAGCTGGCCCATGATGTCCTGCTGCTTCTTGGCGTCGTCGAACTCGGCTTCGTAGCCTTTGTTGCGCTCGACGACGCCATCGGGGCGCACGGCCTCCTGGCGGGCTTTCTCGACGTCGTCGAAGGCACCTTTCTCGGCGATGATGCGTCGGGTGTTCAGCTCGTGCAGGCCTTTGGAGCGGCGCTGGTTGATCTCGTCCTGCGCCGATTTCAGGTTGCGCGGAAAGCCGTAGCGGTCGTAGTCGTGATCGACGGCGGCGCAGAACATGATGAAGCTGCAGATCGGCTTGCCGTGGCGATCGCTGAAGTAGGATTTGCCTTCCATGAGCTTGTGCGCGCCGGTGAACAGCGCCCAGCACCACCCGCCGCGGTGGCGGTAGCAGATGTAGACGAGGCGGACCGATTTGAGGTCACCGGCGGGCATGAACCAGATGGCGTCGCCGTCTGAATTGGTGGTGAGGTCGGCGCCGTCGCCGACGCTGTCGTCGAGTTCCTGGGCGTGGTCCGGCAGCATGTCCTTGGCGACGTCGACGTCGACCCATTTCCCCATGCCCATGTAGCGGGCATCGGAGAAGTCGGCTTTTTTGCTGCGCGGATCGTAGAAGAAGCCTTCATTGTCGACCTCTTCGAGGGCGATCTCATAGCCGTTTGCCTGTTGCATCAGCTGCAGCTCGATGCCGCCGAAGCCGTCGATGGCGCATTCGCCGGCGATGAAGGGGGTTCGCTGCTTGAACTTGTTTGCTTCGAGCGCCGAGCGCAGCGCCGCGGTGGCGAGATCGGCGCCTTGCTGGTGCTTGGGCGAGGTGGGATAGGCTTTCGGGTCGGCGCGCAGGCTTTCGGCGACGCCGACGATGCCGTCGAGCTTGCGGCCGATGCGGTTGAAGGTGACGACCGGCTGCTTGCGGTCGTTGAAGGTCTTTATCTGCGCCGCGGTCCAGTGGGCGCCGTGGCGATAGCGTCGTGCCTCCTGCTGCTCCTGGATCTCGTTGCGCTTGGAGCCGAGGTAGTCGGTGTAGCCGCGCTTGCAGCGTGACAGCGACCAGTAGTCGACATCGCTCGTTTGCGTGGCGAGGTCGCCGGTGAAGCCGCCGCCGACGGCGCGCGGCGTATCGGCGCTATACCCGGATGTCGACGACGACGCGCCGTTGATAGCCATTCGATACCCTTTTGCAGAAAGGTATTAGATACCTATTCGAGATACCCTATTCGAAAAGGTATTAGATACCTAATACGCCATCCAGTCGCCTGCCTGTGGCAGGCGCGGGCGCGTGGGCCGATAGCCGCTGCCCTGATCGCGCTTGGTCGCGGCTGCCGGGCGCATGCCTTCGAGCATCTGGTCGAGCAATTGCCCGACGAGGCCCAATGCATCGACCTGGTCGTCGTGCTTGCCGTCGGGAAAGGTGAGCAGCTCGTGCTGCAGCGCCGGGTACCATTGCGCGCGCTCGGGCACGTACAATCCATCCATGGCGATGCGGCCGCGGATCGACTGTGCGCGGATTTCCTTGTCGCCCCGCGTGGGGAACTGCTCTCTGGCGACGTAGGCGCTGCGCTCGCGCTGCCGTCGCTCCAGGAACGGGCCGATGCCGCTCCTGATGTGGCCCTGCTCCTCCGCCCAGGCCATCGGCTTCCACAGCTTGACCAGATCGCAGAAGGCCTCGACCCAGCGGTCCGGCGTCGCCTGCTGCCGCCAGACGTCGAGCAGGTACATCCTCCCATCGGGATCGAGGCCGACCACCATATGCACGGTGTAGTCACCACCGTCGCCGGTCACGGCATAGTCGGAGGCGCCATAGACGCGCAGCGTGTCCTTCTTCGGCAGCACGTCATAGGGCTTGAGCCAGTGGGCCTGGAAGTAGCCGCCCTCCTCCGGCGCCGGCCGCTGCATGAACAGCGCATTCCAGTCGGAGGCCGTCATTGCCTTGCGCTTGCGCTCCAGCTCGGCCAATGGCTCCCATTCCGGCCAGAGCGCCTCGCCCGGCTTTCTGCCGAGCGCATCGTCCTTCTCGGCGAGTGCAGGCAATGATATCACTTCCCACTGGTCACCGCCGAACTCGCGATCGGCGAGGATCTTTCCCGCCAAATCATCCTCGTGCCACCGCGTCTGGATCAACGCGATACGGCCGCCTGGCTTGAGCCTGGGATAGACGTCGGTGCGGTACCAGTTCCAGGTCTTGTCGCGCAGGGGCTTGCTCTGCGCATCCTCGCGTGACCTTACCGGGTCGTCGATGACCACGAGATCGCCGCGCCAGCCGGCGATCGCACCACCGACCCCCGCGGCGAAATACTCGCCGCCCTGGTTGGTCTCCCAGCGCCCGGCCGCCTGGTTGGTGCCGGAAAGGTTGTAGTCGAGCACGCGATGATGCTCGGCAATCAGGTTCCGCACCCGCCTGCCCCATTTCTCCGCCAGTTCGGCCGTGTGCGAGGCAGTGATCACCTGGTGCTTGGGATAGAGCGCAAAATACCACGGCAGGAACAGGATCGACCCGTAAGTGCTCTTCGCACTCCCCGGCGGCATGAAGATCGCCAGCCGACCGCCCTTCCCTCTTGCCAGCTCCTCCAGCTTCCCCAACAGAAACCGGTGATGCCGCGCCGGCTCGAACCCGCAATGCCTGCACCACCCCACCAGATCCGCACGCAGCAACCGTCTTTGCCGCACCACCTCGGCGCAGCGCTCCTTCGTCAACTCGTCCATGAAAACCCCCAAACGTCAGGCCGGCGCTTGGACAGGCTTGTGAGGGCAAACACGCCAGCGCCGGCCCGCGTCATCAGGCCTCACGGGCCCGACAATCCTCGCTTCACCACAACCTTATCCTGAGCCTTCCGCCGCCAGCGCCGCATGTAATCCTTCATGTAAGCCCGCCGCCGCGGAACATCCCTCACCCGGCTCCGCCCATAACCCAACGGCTCCACAACCACCGGCCGCTCAGGCCCCCTCATGATCCCGCTCCAGCAACAACCGCGCACCCGCCCAATAACCCTCGTGCCCCGTGTACCAAAGCTCGTGCGGCTCATCCCACCCAGGCCAGTCAATCCCGTCCGGCCACTTCCCAGGCGCCGCAACATACTGCCGCACCAACTTCACCCGCGCATCATGCACGGTCGGATGCGCCTGCTGCCGTCTCACCCACGCATCCTCACTACCAGGAAGCTCCACAACAGTTCCTTCCTCACGCTGCCGCGCACGCCAGGCAGCCTTCCGCTCCGCATCACTCCCGTACCGTCTATTTCGTCCCGCCATTTCGTCTCATCCCTACGTCCATTTCGTCTCGCGTTAACAGCAAAACGTCTCGCGCGTTAACAGCACAAAGGGGGTCAGAGCTTCGGATGAGGGGCCCCAAGACTTTGACAGCCGATGAGCCTCGTCCGAATGCTATCCGGGGAGGGGGGGTCGAGGCAACCGAGGCCCACCCCCTCAGCGTGCGGAGGTATAATCCGCGCAAGCTCATTGATATTACTGAGTATTCTCGCTCGATCGCAAGCCTACCCATGTCTAGACCCATAGCGATCGGCAGGTCAGCACGAGCGGTCAGTGGTACCGGGCTCAGGCTCGCCCGGTAGAGCAGAGATCACATCGTGATCTCGCGCCAATTCCTCCGATGAATGTTGCACATCTGCAGTGATTGGCTGCGGATCAGCGGCGATTGGTTCGTGTTCGATGGTTAGCGGATCAGCGAGAACTGAAGTCAGTGGTTCACCTGCTATGATCCTCAACAGTTGATCATCGCTTAGGTCTTGGGGCTTAGCTCTGGCGTGGATGTGGGCGGAGATTTGGGGAGCTTTGCCGTAGGCTCGTTCGATGATCTTCTCGGCGCAAGTAGCTCTGACACCTGGTGTAACTGACTTGTCCATGAATATCTCGACGAGAGTATTCATGGCTTGTGGGGACCATTCGCGGGCGATCTTGGTGACGTCGTTGTCACCCCATGATCGCTTCTTGCGTCCGGCTGGATTACCGGACTGACCTGGCTGCCAGGCGGTTCTGGGGGCCTTACGTTTGGGCTCTGTGTGCTCTTGCCTGCTCATGAGGCCGGCAGGCTTACTGATGCTGTGCTTGTGGTCAAGAGCTGGCCTGATCTTGGCCTGCTTGGGAGCGTTGCAGGCATTGATTGAACATGGCCTTGAACAGCTCGCGGGTTTCCGAGGCGCGGTTGCTGGCCTGGTATTCGGACCAGAACAAGAAGCCGACGATGGCGGCATTGAGCAGCACGAGGGCGAGCAGGATCGGGGAGGACTTGAGCGCCTCGGTCACATGACCGGCGACCTTGACGCCTTCTTCCAGCGGTCCTGGGTTCATTGCTCATCCAAATGCACCTTGCCGGTGCTGTCGACGTGGCCGACCGGCCGCAATGCCCAGTAGCTGATGCCGATCATCAGGCGCTCGATGCTCACCAGGCGCTGCTCGATGGCGGTGAGGCGGGCGAGGATGACCGAGAAGGCCTCGTCATCCGGTGCGAGCTCCGTGACCATGGCCAGGCATCCTTGACCGGTAGGACGTTTTTGCCTATCTGAGGAGGCCATGAAGGAGGGCAACCGAATGACCACCCACTGCCAGATCTGCATGCGCGTCATCAAGACGGTGCGCGGTTATCCCAAGAACGACACCTGCGGCGACATCTGCGACGCCATCATCGCCCACCACGGCTACCGGCGGCCACGCCACCAGGGCTGGCAGACGGCGAGCTGCATGGGCGCCAAGTTTCGTCCCATCGAGGTCGCCTGCGATGCGCTGCCGATCGTGATCGAGCACCTGGTCGGCTACATCGCCCGCACCGAGGCGCTGCTGGCCGACTTCCTGGCCAACCCGCCGGCGACGCTGGAATACGAGATCAATCCGGCCTTCCGCTGGAAGCACGGCAACAAGGGCACGGTCGAGCGCCCTGCCGACTTTGCCGATCGCGACATCGATCGGGACCGCGACGGCTTCATGCGGCAGACCTACGTGTCGCTCTACCGGCAGCACCGCAAAGAACTGGCCGCCGGCATCAAGAACGCCCGCGCCGATCTCGCCGAGTTCGAGCGCCGGCTCGCCAGCTGGAAGCCGGCAGAGGAGACCGCAGCATGAAGTACGAATTGATTGGACCCAAGCACGAGAGCATCAGCGGCTGGACGCGGACCTGCAGTGTCGATGGCACGCTGTACTCCGTGGTCGTGTCGCGCGGCAAGTCGGTTCGCATCCGGTACAAGCCGCGCGGCCAGAACCGCGGATGGCAATGGCACGGCTCGGTCTACGCGAACGGTCGATGCCTGTGGTCAGGTCGCATTCCAGGTTCGCTCGGAGCGCGCGGCATCCTCATCGAAGCAGGGATCCTCTCATGATCACCGCCGAGCAGTTCCACACCATGCTGGCCGATCTCGGCATCACCCAGGTCGGCCTGGCCAAGCTGATCGGGGTGAGCGACGGCACCAGCCGGCGCTGGAGCCGTGAGGGCATCACCGATGGGCCGGCGGCAATCCTGCTGCGCTTGCTGCACGAGAAGACGATCGGCATTGCCCGCATCGAGGCCGCACACCCGGAACGAAGAGCCGGCCCGATCCGCATCGAGGACGCCCACGAGCTGCGTTACCAGCTGGCCATGAATGCCCGCGGGCTCAAGCCAAAACCGAAAACCAAGAGGAGCAAGCAATGAACGACATTGGCAGCTGCTTCGCCGCCGCTTTTGCCGGCATTTTCATGGCCGCAATCGGCTTCGCCATCGCGGGACCAGTTGGCGTCGCCGGGATCTTCATCGCCGGCACGGTGCTCTACCTGCTGCTCAAGCCGCGGCAGCCTTGGGAGGATGATCCCTGGAGGAGGAACTGAAAGGGAGGGGGAGCCGGCCAACCCGTGGCTCCCGCCTCCCTGTTCCGAGCCCGGCAAGGCACGCGACCACGCTGCGACGATGCGTGGTCGCGTACATTTTGGGAGGGTTGGAGGGCTGTCCGACCGCACCCGCAGCTCGGAGCAAGGGCGATACGTCAATGATTTGGCCGCATTTGTCAAGCCAACCAAGGCATCTCCGGCACCCCAGGCAGCAGCGCCCGATGCGCCACGAAATTGATCTTTGTCAATTCTCGTAGGCCACGCCACCACACCAGGTAGTCGGCACGCGCCGCAGCCACTGCGGTCGGTGACGGCCACCAACGCAATGGGCAGTATGACCCCTCGCTGTAGATGCCCTTGCGCAAACATTTGCCCATAACCATGGGGTTAGGTCCGCGCACCGCCGGCACCGGTAGCGGCTGCGGATGCTCCTCGCGCCAATCCGGTCGCGTGCCCATCGAGGCGTGCATGGTCACCAATGCGCTGGTGCGCAGCGTCCGCACCGAGGCAACCTCGCGCGGCGGATCGAGCTGCACGCACACGCGCTCGCCGGCCTTGGTGGTCCAGGAGGCGGTGGGGCGAAAACGGCCAGGGAAGCTCGCTGGTGCGTTTTCGAGGCTGCCAGGCTCCAGGACAGCCATCAAGTCGCCCAACACGCTCACCGCCTCGCGCTGCCAATCTATGACGGCATCAGGCAGCGATGCGACCCCTCTTTCCAGGATGAGCGCATCCTCGTGCGGCTCGCCCAGGTCGTAGCGCTGCGCCCGCGGTGCGCTGTCGACCACCACGCCGTAGCGGCCGACCGCGACCATGCGATCCCACACCCCCTCGGCGCTCGACGTCACCCGCTTGGCCAGCTCGTCGCGATAGGCCCACCGCAACAGCAGCTCGATGTCGATCGCCTTCACTTCGGCCACCGCACGCCGTGCCAGAAGTCACCACGACGTGGCGCATCCGGCAGCGCATCCCAATCTGCATCCGACAGCTGCAGTTTTGCCTTGACGGTCTCCGGCGTCTCGCCGTGCGCGTGCTTGCGATCGGCCTCGAACGGCATGCCGGCGGCCGCCATCTGCGCCCGGATGCGCTCGATCACGGCGGCGCGATGCGCGGGACTGTCGGCGGCGTTCTCGCGGTCGATGCGTTCGCGCTCGCGCAGCTGCTCGGCACTGCGCTGATCGTATTCGTATGCCCGCTTCAAGTGACCAAAGTCGCTCTCGCACCACTTGACAATCTCCGCCACGCTCGGCGGAAACTTGCAGTCACGCGCGATGCCGCGCGTGGGGTGAAGGCAAGCAACCGCGATCGATTTCGGATAATCGAGCATCAGCGCAGCGGTGTTGCCGATGTAGCTGTTGGGCAGCTTGGAATTGGGATAGGTAGCGTTAATCAGCTTGCCGACCAGGTCGAGTGCCTCGGGCATTGTCAGCCGTTCCTGAAACCTGCGCGTCACGCTCCCGTCGTCGCCACTCTTCGGCAAGCTCGTGTGCCCGATCGCCGGCAGATTTTTGTCCATTTGCCTTCCCTTCCTTCAGCATTGCGGAAACGTACGCCACCGGGTCGACGACGTTCTGGTCGCGGGCAAACTTGATGGCGGCGAGGAGCCCGACTGGATCGTTGCGGGACTTGAGCCACATGCCGAGCAGCGCGCCGGTGCGTTTCTCGGCGACGCCGAAGCTCACCAGGATGGTTTTGCCAACCCGGAACAGCTTGGCTTGCGGGTCTTCGTCGATGACCTCGACATTGTCGAAGAGGGCGGCAGCGCCGACGCCTGCGTCGGCTGTAGATCCGCTAGGATCTACAGGATCTAGATCTGTATCTGTACGCGTTACAGGCCCGTCGCGTAACGCGTTACGCGTCCGTCGCTGCCTGAACCGTTTTTGCCGTTCTGCTCGCGTTGGATCGGTGTCGCTAGTGAATTGATATTTCTCCCAATTTACGATGTGATAATGACCACGCTTGCCGCCGCTTTCGATCATCTCCTCGGCGACCATGCCGGCCAAAATTGCCTCGACCTCCGACACACCGAGATCAAGCATCGTGGCAATGTCACGCGCGTAACGCGTTACGTAACCCCAATGAGACGCGTTACCGGCGTCTTCGAGAACCGTTACCCATACAGCCAGAACATCGGTGGTGAAGACTGCCCCATCGACACGTTCCATATGCACCGAGCCGCCACCTGGGCCGGGAGACGACGCGCGATCGGCAATGATGCGAAACTTGGCTCGCTCGACAGTCCCCCGATACCAACGAAACCATTTCATGGCGCCAGCTCCGTGATGCGATAGAGCGATGCCCGACGGTTCTCGACCAGGTAGTCGACGCTGCCTTGCCGGCGCAGCTCGCGCAGGATGCGGTCGGCGCTGGCCGGCGCCACCGAGGGTCCGACATAGGCGTGCAATTCGGCGGCATGGAACGTCGCACGTACGCCGCGCAGGCGCAGGAAACGCATCACCGCCGGCCCGATCTTGCCGGCGACGCGGCGCAGATGCTGCTCCTGCTCCGACAACGGCGGCGGTGGTTGCTCGAACAGGTGCAGCTGCTCGGCCATCTCACCCCCGCGCATGCGCGCGCCGCTCGTGCGCCGCGCAATAGGGCCGGTCCGGCAGTGCCGGCTTGCCGCAGAAGCGAAAGTCCGCCGCACGCGGATCGCTGTACGGCCAGCGGCAGTCGCCATGGCCGAGCGCGAGCAGGCCATGCCGCGCCTGCATGTGGTCAGGCGGTGGCGGCACCGGCTCCGGCGTCGGCGGCAGCCTCACCTTGGAGCGGACCTTCACGACGGCCTGCTGCGCACCGTTCGCGGCCACCACCTTGCGTGGGCGCTGGCGTGGGCGTCGAGGCGGCTTCGGCAGCGACCGCACGGTGCGGCGCCAAGCGTCGCGCAGATGCAGGCGGTGGATCTTGCCGATCACCGCACAGCGGGTGACGTGCACTTGCGCCACGGCATTGAGCGCGGCGGCGATCTTGCCGGCGGACAGCCCCTCGCCGACCATGCTCCGCAACGCTGCTACCCGTTGCGATGTCCAGTAATCATTGCCCCCTGGGCCGGGCACGAGGTCAGTCCGGCGGCAACAGGTCGTCGGCGGTGAGCGGGATGCCTTCGGCTCTCGCCCAGGCCAACAGGGCGCGATGATGCTTCGCCGGGATGGCGCCGCCAGTGCCGCCGTACTCGCGGCCGTAGCGCCACAGATAGGGTGCGGCGGAGGAGACGTTGATCATGGCCGACACCCGCCTGGCGCCGCCGAAGAGGGCGATGATGCGGGTGGCCGGATCGAGGTGCTGGCGGCGGCGGCGGTTGGGCATGACGGCAAAGTCGGTCAGACAATGTGACGTATTTAAGCTTTACTTCTTTCGTTCTCGTCAAGCGCTCTTTGGTTTAGACAAAGTCTGCTGTCGGAGTAGGAAAAACCTACAGAACTTGGTACCGCGTATCATGGAACCGGGCCTCATCCGTGCCCGCATCGCCGAGCGTCGGTTGAGCAAAACCGCGCTGGCTCAAGCCCTTGGCGTGTCCCAGGCGACGCTTTCCGCCCTCCTCGCCGGCCGCCGCCGCATCACCGTCACGGAGCTGCCGAAGCTGATCGAGTTCCTCGGCCTCGACCGGGTGCCGCTCGTCGGCATCATCGAGCCCGGCGGCGAGATCGTGTCGCTGCCGGCCGCCCACCGTGCCGAGGTGCAGCTCCCGTTCGTGCCCTCCGCCCCGCTCGCCGCGGTGCGCCTCAATGGCCATCACCTGTGGCCGCGCTACGGCGACGGCGACGTGGTGATCTACTGGGAGGCGCAGCGGCGGCCGCTGGTGAGCTATTTCGGGGAGGAGGTGCTGGTGGCCACCCGCAACCCGGATCGCCGCATGCTGGGCCTGCTCAGCCCGCTCCAGGGGCATGCCAGGCTGATGCGGCTGCAGCAGCTCGGCTCGCCCGACTACCTCGATGCCGAGGTGACCTGGCTCGGCGAAATCTGCTGCCACTTCCGCGCCCGCCAGCTCATCCCGCTCGGGCCCGGCCTGTTCTCCGCCTGCCCAGGGCCGCTGAAATAAAATGTGAAATCGGGAGCAACCGGGTTGAGAGATTAAGGTTTTCTATAATATTTTAGTTTTCCTAAAATTATTGGCATTGTCAGGCGCGGCAAATCAACCCAGTCTGTCGCCCAGGAGGCCGTTCCCATCATGTTGCGTTCCCGGCTCGCCCCCAGCGCGAGCGGCACGGATCATCGTTCTTGTCCCTGTTGCGTAGCGTGCCCCAGCCGTTGCTGCGTCTCGCGTCATGCACCCCAACGGCTGGGGCTTTTCCAACCCGCGGAGCATTGAATGCGCAAGAGCTTCGACTTCAAGCCACGCCACGATCCCGTCGTCGACATGGGCAGCCTCGCCCGCGAAATCTCCGACCTGGCGGCAACTTCCTCGGCGCCCTCCGACTATGGCCCGCCGGAGGTGCGCGCCGACACGAGCTTCAAGCAGATCCTCAGTTTCGGCGAGCTGCCGACCCGCGAGATCGACGAGCTGCTCTCCCGCGTCGAGGCCGAACTGGCCGAACTCAAGAACGACGCCCAGGCGGTGCGCGACCTCTACACCAAGCACACCTCCCGCATCGCCGCCGACATTCAGCGCCTGCAGGAGGAGGTGCGCCTCTCCATGCAGACCATGAAGACGCTGCGCCAGCAATGCGCCGAGCTGGACAAGCTCGACCTGCCGGCACTGCCCCCGAAGGAAACCAGTGAATGAGTGACATCGAGGTCGCGTCGACCCCAGGAAAGCGACGCAAGCCGACCAACACACTGCAACCGGTGATGACCGAGACGTCGCTCACGCCGCTGGCGCTACTGCAACAGGCAGTCGCCGGCGGCGCCTCCATCGACATTCTCGAACGGCTGATGGGTCTGCAGGAGCGCTTCGAAAGAAACGCCGCGCGGCGTGCCTACGATGCCGCCATCGCCGCCGCCAAGGCCGACCTGCCGACCATCCTGAAGTCGAAGAAGGTCGGCTTCGACAGCCGCAAACCCGGCGCCGCCCGCACCACCTACCGGCACGAGGATATGGCGGCGATCGCCTCCGCCATCGACGAGCCGCTCGGCCGTCACGGTCTCTCCTATCGCTTCCGCACCCACAACCCGCCGGGCGAGCCGATCACGGTCACCTGCATCATCTCCCATCGCGAGGGCCACAGCGAGGAGAACAGCCTCTCCGGCCCGCCCGACGACAGCGGCGCCAAGAACAAGCACCAGGCGATCGGCTCCGCGGTGACCTACCTGTCGCGCTATACGCTCAAGGCTGCGCTCGGGCTCGCCGCCGCCGATGACGATGACGCGCAGGCGACCAGCGCCGACACCGCAGCGATCAATCCCGAGCAGCTCGACGAGCTGCAGCAGCTCATCGCCCACGTCGGCCAGGACATCGGAAAATTCTGCGCCTACTTCGGCATCGACAAGGTCGCCGACCTGCGCGCCAGCGATTTCGCCGACGCAAAATACAACCTCGAACTCAAGAAGAACCCATCGAAGAAAGAAGCATGAAGCACACACCCGGACCATGGGAATACGACGGCAAGTTTAGCATCGGCATCCCTCACAAGGATGGATGGACGGGTTTCCTCACCAATCCAGAAGATGCCCGCCTGATCGCCGCCGCACCGGAGATGCTGGAGGCGCTGAAAGCGGCGCAGTTTGCCTTTGGCTTTGGATCAAGCGCAACGCCGCAACAGCGGCAAGATGCGGCGGAAGCAATCACTGCCGCCATCGCCAAGGCAGAGGGCAATTCATCATGAGCTATCTGCTGCTCACCTCGTGCGCGTGCGGATCCGGCCACGACCGTTATCCGCTCTACGACGGCTACGGCATTTTTCTCACCTACGCTTGCGACCGCTGCGAGCAAAAGCAGCTGCGCAAATTTCGCGCCGACATCATGCAACGCTACGACGCCGACGAGCCGATCGACGATGAGTGAACAGCGCACGCAGGAATGGCTGCTCGCGCGCGTCGGCAAGCTCACCGCCTCGCGCTTCGCCGATGCCGTCGCCACGGTGAAGGGCGGCGGCTGGGGCGCATCGCGCGAGCGCTACTGGGGAGAACTCGTCGCCGAGCGGCTCACCGGTCTGCCCTACGAGCAATATCGCTCCGCCGCGATGGAGCGCGGCTCGATGCTGGAAGCGCGCGCCCGCGCCGCCTATGCCTTCCGCTGCGACGTCGATGTCGTCGAAGTCGGTTTCATCCCACACCCGACGATCGAAATGTCGGGATGCTCGCCGGACGGTCTTGTCGGCGATGACGGCCTCGTCGAATTCAAATGTCCCGACACGCACGTTCATCTCAAGTGGCTGCGCGGCCGCGCCAAGGTGCCGAATGAGTACGCACTGCAAATGCTGTGGCAGATCGCCTGCACCGGCCGGCAATGGTGCGACTTTGTCAGCTTCGACGATCGCTTGCCGGCGCGGGCGCAGCTCTACATCAAGCGCTTCCATCGCGACGATGCGCTGATTGCAACGATGGAAAAGCAAGCCCGTGATTTTCTCGACGACGTGGCTCGTGACGTCGCTGCGTTCGAAGCCATGGATCAGCAGGCTGCAGCATGAGCGCGCCGTTGTTGTACATCTGGAACGGCGAAGGTTTCGAGCCGACACCCTACTATCGCCGCCTGGCGGAGAAGCAATTTCAGATCGGTCGCGTCTATCGCCTGGAGGCTGTCGAGCCGCGCAGCTGGGACAGTCACCGCCACTTCTTCGCCATCATCCACGAGGCCTGGCAGAACTTGCCGGAAGACGGTCCGCAATTCCAGTCGCCGGAGGAGCTGCGCGCCTGGGCGCTGACGCACACCGCCTTTCGTGACACGCGCGAGTACCGCGCCACCAACCGCCAGGAGGCGATGCGCGTCGCGCGCTATCTGCGCGACGGCCACGACTATTCGCGCATCGAGTTCGACGCGGACGATCCGCGCATCGTGCGCCAGTACATCCCGCGCTCACAGGCAGTGTCGGCGATGTCCGGCCGCGAATTCCAATTGAGCAAGCAAGCCGTGATCGACGTGCTCGCCGCCAAGCTCGGCGTCACCGTCGAGGATCTGAAGAGCAATGCCGGGACGGCGGCATAGGAGGATACATGAGCAAACCCCACAAGACCTTCGGCGATGCCTTCAAGGCAACCGGCGAGACGGCGCAAGCCTACACGACTGCGGTCGGGCACCTGCAAAAGGCCAAGGGCAACATGGACCGCGCTTGCGCCTGGCTGGTGCGCGACATGGAAAAGAACAGCGCATTGTTGCGCGCGGTGGCGATGAACTGCTTGCAGATCGCCGCGGCGGATATGCGCGGTACGATCGACGACGGCCAACGTAGCCGTGAAGCCCAGAAAGGTATTGCCGTCGTCGCCAGCGGGGCGGACCAAAGTAGTGTTGAAACCCAAGCCACAGGTGCCCGCCCCGCACCTGTTCAGCGTCCGCGCACCGAAGGCGAACGCGAAGCTGCGAAGTCGGTCGCGCGCATCGAAGCCAGCGTGCTCGATGACTTCGGCTTCGGCAAGAACATCCGCATGCGTGAGATCAGAGCATTGCAGCAGGAGGGAATGGACCGGCTGCAGCGCGGCTTCCTGCGCAATCTCAACGAGGCCCGCAATGTCGGCTTCCTGGAGATGTGCCTGCAGCATGGCGTCATCAGCGACGACACCATCATGCTGCGCAAGTGGATTGCCGAACCGCAGCTGCGCAAGTACGCCGCGCTCGCAACCAAGCAAGCGCCCGACGTACTGCGCAAGGCGGCGGAGAACGTCGCCTTGCAGATGCGGCGCGGTGCAGTGCAGCCGCAGCTGGAGGCGTGATCATGCGAATTGGCGGCCTGTCCTCTCGTGACATCCAGACGACATTTGCCGCCAGCGGGACGAGCCCGTCGGACTGTGGTCTCCAATCTTCCGGTGCTCGTCCCATCCATTCAGAATTGGCGGCCGTTGACGGCGTGACACCCAGTACACCCGCTGCCGCCAGCGAGACGAGCCTATCGAATTGTGATCTCCAAAGCGCCCTTGCTCGTCTCGCCCGCATTCTTTTCGGCGGCCAGAGCTGCGCTGACGTCCACACACCCGTTGCCGCCAGCGGAGCGGGCCAGCCGTACGTTGAAGCCCCAAGCTGCATTGCCCGCTCCGCACTCTTTCCCATGAGCAACCGATGACTGCCACCGTCGACACCCTGAAGGCGCTGCATCGCAAGCGCCGATATTGGATGAAGCTGCAGCAGAAGATCGATCGCGCGCTGGAGAGCTACGTCCGCATCAACTTCACTGCCTGGTCGCCCGATCTCGATGAGAAGCAACGTGCAGCAGAGAACAAGAAGGCGCTCGCCTTGCTGACGGCTGCGCGCAAAGGCGAGGGCGATCCCGAGTTGATCCGCATCGTCACCCGCACCGAACTGGTGCGAGAGCCGATTGATTTAGAACGTACCGAGATGGAGCGGCAGATGACGCAGGCTGCCGCAGCGCTGCCGGTCTATGCCTATGTCGAGAGCGTGCATGGCGCCGCCGCGCTCGGGCTCGGGACCATCATCGCCGAGACCGGCGACCTCGCCAATTACGCCAATCCCGGCAAGGTCTGGAGCCGCCTCGGCTTCGCACCCTACGACGGCCTCGCCGGATCGAGCTGGAAGCGTGAGACCTGGCGGCCGCGTTCGCTCACCAAGGAAGAATGGATCGCACACCCGTTCAATGCTTCGCGCTATGCGCTGATGTTCCAGATCGGATTGTGGCTGGTCAATGCGCAGGTCGAAGGCAAGGAAAAATCCGGCACCGACTACGGCCGCCCGAAGGGCCCCTACGGCGAAGCCTATGTCAGCCGGCGCAAGCACACGGCGGTGACGCATCCCGACTGGACGCCGATGCACGCGCGCCAGGATGCCGTCCGCTACGTGATGAAGCGCTACCTGAAACATCTGTGGCAGGCGTGGCGCAAGTTGCCGATCAGCGATGAGCACGAGATGCCGCGCAAGCGGCGAGGCCGGGCCGGGGTAGTGGTGATACCCGCAGTGGGATTGCCCGGCCACCTATCAACCTAATGGGAGCCAGTGTCCATGTGTCATCCACTGCAGCATTGCTCCCACGGCCGGGCCAAATCCACTGTGACAACCAATGACTGCCTGCCCGGCCGCTTATCAACCTGGGAGCCAGTATACGTGTGTCATCCAAAGACGCTGTGCTCCCGCGGCCGGGCCAGCCGCCCCTTGACATCCACTTATGGTCTGCCCGGCCACCTATGACCGTGCCCCTCACCACCAAGCTCGCCTCGGCGCTGCTCGCGCTCGGCCACATCCCCTACGAGGATGCGAAGCGCATGACTGCGGCGCAGATCATCTCGCTCTACCAATTCGATCATTATCCGGTGCGCAAAGCCGACGGCGGGCCCGATGCGCCCTGGAACCTACGGCCGATGCTGCGCGCGGCGCACCGCACGAAGACCAACACGATCGACATGCCGGCGCTGGCGAAGAGCCGCCGGATCCAGCTCGGCGAAGCCGAGCATCAATTGAGGATGGCAGCGAAGCTGCTCGGCTTGCCGCGCAAGCTCGGCAGCAAGCGGCGCCGCAATCGATGGCCGCAAGGGAGGCGCCTGCAGACATGACCGCACACCGACAGACGCCCAACTATCCATGCCCGCAATGCGGCGGCAGCTCCATGGTGAAGGACAGCCGCCCCGCCGGGCTCGGGGGCAGCTCGGCGGTGCGCCGGCGCCGCATGTGCCTCGCCTGCGGCTGGCGCTGGACGACCTGGGAGACCTCGCTCGGCGGCGGCCGCCTGGAGCAGCACATGGGCTCGGCAGCGCGCGCCATCCACGCCGCCATCGGCGCGCTCGAAAACCTGCGCGAGGAGATCATCCAGCTCACTGCCCCGGATCCCGACGATGAGCGCCGACAAGCACCTGACTGAGCCCAACCCGGAGCTGGCCAAGCTGATCGCGCAGACGCCGCACGGCATGATGCATTGGAGCGGCACCGGTCCCGCCGGCACGACCTGCGGGCAGTGCGCGCACTACGGATACCGGTATGCGACCGCCAAGCGCGACTACGTGAAACAGCATGCCTGTGCGCTGTTCTGGAAGCACATGAAGACGCATCCGCAGCGGCAGATCCCGCTGTCGACCGACAGCTGCAAATATTTCGAGAAGGGAAAGTAGCCATGGCAGTCGAGGCGCGGAGGGCTTGTGGTTATCGAAAAACGGGCGGGCTCTACCTGGTGGGCGAAGGGCATGGCGTGCCGTGCTGCAAGCTGCCGATCATGCTCGGGATCTGTCCGAGCTGCGGCGGCGGCATCAAGCAGACGCGCGGCTGGACCTGGATCGATCCGCGGCCGTGGCTCAAGGGTCCATGCGCCGATGAGTATCGCATCAACTGCCCCGCCGCATGCGCGGAGGCGCTCGGCGAGCGCGTCGGGCTCCTCTGGATCGGTGCGCAATTCTATCCGACACCGCAAGCCTTCCAGGCCGAGGCGCAGGCCATGGGCGTGAGCCGCCGCATCATCGCAGTGCCGCGCAAATTCAAGGTCGGCGAGACCTGGATGTTCTTCGCCCATCCCAAGGTCAAGCTGGTGTTCGACGCGACGAACGGCAGCGAAGGCAAGTGGCTGCCCGGCATCTTCCGCATGTTCATGCCGTCGCGCATCGAGAAGATCATCACGCAGACGATGAGCGAAGACGCCGAGCTGATGGCCGACCTGGCACAGCGAAACATCACGCCGGTGATCGTGCCCGACGACGACAAGGATCATCAGGGCAGCGTCTACGACGGCGATGCCGCCGACCTGCCGCTGTTCGACGAGCACGCAGCGTGAAGGAGGGCAACGAATGCCGCGCAGCTACTACGACGACAACTTCGGCTTCTACGACATACGCGACGAGGAGGATGTCGAGTTTTATCACGAGATGCAGAAGCGCAGCGTGCGCAAGAAGTGCCAGCGCTGCGGCCGCAAGGTGAAGCTCGCGCCGAGCTACGGCATCTGCAATTCGTGCTGCGAGCAGATCGAGCGCGGCGGGGATTACTGAACCATGGAGATCAAGTGCCTGGAAATCCGCGACTGCGGCACCTTCATTCCGGTGATCTGCATCCGGCCGGTGGCCGACAACGAGGCGCAGCGCTGGCTGCTGCGCCGCGACGGCTATCGCGCCGACGAGACCGAGGAATGCATCATCCTGATCGACGCGCAATGTCGCGGTGCAGCCTACGACCCCTATGACTGGGGCGGCCGCACCAAACCCGTCGCGCACAACTTCATCGCGCGCTATTGGCACACGCTGAGCGACGGCGACGTGATCGACGTCGAATTCATTCTCGGCGAGACGCAAGCGCCGAAGATCAGCGAGCGGCATGAGGTTTTCGAATGATCTACCACAAGCCGCTGAGCAGCCAGATCATCGATGCGAGCTGCGCCTATCACGGCATCGATCGCGCGACGATCATGAGCAAGCGGCGCATCGCCAAGGCGGTCACTGCGCGCATGATCGCGCTGCACCTGATCGAGGTGATGCTCAACGGCGACCGCCCGTCGCGCCGATTGTCGACGACCTGGCTCGGCAACCTGTTCAATCGCGATCGCGCCACCGTGCGGCATGCGTTGTTGAGCGCGCGTCGGCGCCTCGATCGCGGAGACCCGGCGACGGTCAAAGCGGTGGCGGCGATCCGGGCGCAAGTGGAAATATCGAAGCATGGAGGGGCCGATGCGGTTTGCCCTGATCGAGCCGGCGCAGGGGATGCTGCGCAATCAGGTTGAGGCCGCCGATCTCGATGCGGCGTTGCGGATGATCGGCTTGCGCGTGGCCCACGTCGATCATGCCGGCATCTGGCGTGATGCCGATCGCGGCCTCGCCATCGTGGTGGCGGAGTTCGGCTTGTTCGTGCCGCCGCAACAGCAGCACTACTTCAGCCTGCTGCGCGGGCTCTATGCCGGCAATGCCGCGCTCTACGCCTTCGACGGTGAAGGCAGCACGATCGACGTGCGGCCGCAGGATGTGCCGGTGCCGGTGTTCTATCGCTCGGTCGGCGCCATCGAACGGGCGATCGCCGAGAACGAGATCGCGCGGCCGAGCATCCGGGTCATGGGCAAGCTCAAGTGGCAGTGGCCGCAGCCGCGGCCGGATCTCGATGCCATCGCCGACAGCATTGTCGATGAGATGATCTGAGATGCTGCGCTGTCGACGCACTGCGCATCATACGATCGACGCCGATGCCGAATGGTGCGACTGCAAGGATCTGGAGTGCTGGTATCAACAAATGAAAAACACCGAGATCG